TATTAAACCAAAGCCATAAAAACCTAGACCCGGTAAAAATTTAAAGTGTACAAAGTAATCTATTTTTTTTCTAAATGTGTCACCCATTTTAAAATTTCTTCTAATAGATAAAACTTCTTTACTACCTTGATCTAGTGTTACAACGTAAGGTAATTTAATTCCTGTTTTCTCTCCAGTCTCTGGATCTAAATCTTCAAAACCTTCTAGATCTAAATCAACATGATATTCTAAAATTGTAAAATCATTTTCTTCTTTTGATTTTCTGACACCTTCTATTTCTAATTCTTTCTTTTCAATTTCTGTATCTTGTGTGTATCCAGGTTGTATTTCTATATCTCTATAAAAACCTGACACTTGTTTTTTTCTTAAATCATTTTCTGAAATTTTTAATCTATGTATTATAGCCTCTGCATCTTCTAATGATGTGGCTGTATATGGAACTATCAAATCGTCTGACGGCACGAATTTAGATACGGCTCTGTCAAGAAGTTCATCGTAATAAACTTTCTTGAAAGCAGAGCCGCTGAGAGGGAGATAAAAAAGCATCTGATCGAACTCGGGTTCATACTCTTTCATCTTGTTCATGAGTTGATAGTTCATGAAATTTTTTACTCTAGCTGCTTGGTCTTCTTTTACTCTATCTATGACACCCATGATCTGAGTGTGCACTGGACCTTTTGCTGGTAGTAATTCTTTGTAAGCTTGCGCTTGAAACTGTGTGACTGCTTCTCCTAATACTGGGTGTGTTACACCTGAAGCACCTTGGAAGGGTTGTGTTCTATCTTCGTATTTAAATCCTAAAAGATCTAAACCTTTCATGTATCCATCTTCCCACTCTTTACGAGAAGATTTGTAATTCATATAATTGTTGTAAAGGTCTGAACCTAATGTACCTAAAACATCTTCAGGTAATAAATCTGCTAAATTGTCAAAGTGTGAATCTGTATTTGGTTGATTAACTTTGTTTGGTTCAAAATTAATATCTACGGACCCGTCTTCGTTTTCTTGTACATCTACGCCTTCACCACCTTGTGATTCTGCTATTTGTTCTTCTGCTATTGCAACTTCTTCGTCGCTAGGCGTTTTTACTGTGTTCTCTACGACGTTTGGTAGAGCTTTGTCTATTGTTGACATTCTTTTTCTCCGAGTTCTTGACTAGTATAGTCTGTTTAAAAGGAACATTCAACCCTTGTGAGCTTGGTCCTTTCTTTGGTGGTGGGCCACCTCCTGGTATTATTTTAACCATTAATCATCCAATAATCTTAAACCTTCTATACCTAAAGATAAACCAAGTCCAGCTATTCCACCTCTAGATATTCCTCTTAGTGCAGCTTTACCTAAATTTAATCTAGATAACTTTCTAAGAGTAGGATTTAATCCTCTAGTTATTTTATCTGTTTGATCTGCAAATATTGGAGCAATATAGTTTATTGGGTCAGTTGCTATATCTACAGCTGAATCACCTTCTGCTATTTGACCTGCTAAATCTGCTGCTGCAAATGGAAGAAGTGCTGCTGGAGTTGCAGCTATACCTAGACCTCTTCCTAAAACTCTAGCACCTGTTCTAGTCAATCCTTTTTTCTCAACACCAAGCGCTCTTGATCTACTTGCTTTAATTGTTGATGGTGCACCTAAAGCTGTTGCTCCTGCAACTGTTGCACCAAGTGCAGGTAATTGATAATCTAATATTGCAGGTCTATCAAATTCTGTTGTTATTGGATCTGTTGCCATTGCAACCAACATACTTTTTTGTTGATCTTCATTTGACAAATAACTTGTTGGATCATCATTTCTAAATTCTTTTACAATCTGTGCACCAACCGCTCCTACTGTACCTGCGATACCAAAGGTTCGAAGACCAGGGCTTTTTAAAAATCCTGTTGCTGCTGCTTTTAATTTTTGCATAGCAGTATTTGAAACTGGAGCTTGTTCAAAAACTTGTGCTGCTTTTACTGGATCATTGTCTATTGCAGCGGCACAATCTCCTGGTAAACCACCACGAGATAATAAACTACAAACAACCAATTTATCTTTTTCAGATAAGTTGCTTGCTACTTTTTTTAATTGTGATGGTGATACTGAGAAAAAAGGTTTTCTACCTTTTGGATCAAGATAAAAACCTTCTCTGTCTGCCATACCTTGAATATCTAATCCTTTTGCTTTGTACTCAGCTAATTGAGCAGGTGAAAAAATTTTTGGATCTATATCTGTCCCAATTTTAATTTCTGGTAATGCTAAACTCTCTAACTGAGCTTTAGATAAATCTTTAAGTCCTTTATAAGTTGGAACGTTAGTTATTAAATTATCTGCAATTTTTTGTGCACCTTTAACATCATTTACAGCAAGAGCGTCTTGTACTCTTCCTATCGATCTAGATAATCTTCCTTGGTATTGTGCAAGTGGTCCTTCATTTATATCAGACCTTACCACATCTACAAAAGCAGAATATGGAGCAAGTCCCCTCATTTCACCTGTACTAATTCCAATTACTTCATTAACACTAAACGGAACTTTGCCTTTTTCGGGTATATCTAAAATATTTTTTAATTCATTTCTAAAAGCTGTTTTAAAATTACTGAGCGAAGCACCCGCTTCATTTTTATATAACTGATCTACGTTTGCTAAAGCTGCATTATAAAATGCAACTCGATATGCATTTCGTTTTCCAATATCACCAATTTGATTTAATATTCTTTTACCTGCAACAACATCTTTAGGAACATTAATATCTCCTTTGTATTCATCGCCTTTTAAAACTCTTGCTAATGTTGCCATTGCATTCGCAGCAATAGAAGGTGACTGATCATTTAAAGCTGCTTGAACTATAGGTAAACTTGGAAGTTTTTTCTGTTTAAAAATTAAATCTTTTATATCATCATTAGCGTATAAAGTTTCTACCCTATCTTTCATGTCGCTAGTTATAATTCTAGCGTTTAAAAAACGATCCCACTTTCTAAGTGTAGCATCTGATGGGTCTTTCCAATAACGCTGTTTAGTTCCTTTACCTGCTGCAAAAGCTCCAGGAGCAGTAGCGCCCATTTTAAAATCAAAATTATCTTTTACAAATTTAGCTGTAGTTGTTTTATTGGGATCACTAATATAGGTATCTAAAGTAGATTTTTTTAATCCTATCTTTTTTAAAAATTCTTCTGAGCTTAATGTGTATCCTGCAGGTGCTTTAAACATTCCTCTTGTTTCAAAGTTTTTAGCAGCATTAGCTTTTTGATAAGCTGGTGCTTCGTTCCATGGAGTATCATAAGCTTGATCATAGTATGCTTGAAATTTTTTTGAATTTTTGTAAAGATCGTCGTATTTACTTCCTGCAAATTGACTACCGCCTCGAAGTAAAACTTTATTACCACCTTCATTAAATTTATCTACAATAGATTTTACTTTTTGTGGGTCTTCAGTAGTCTTTGCTCCTTTATTTATTTTTGAGCTACTTGATATAACAGGTTCTGTTTTATTTTTAGTTATTCTTTTTAAATAATCTCTTATCTTGTCGCCTTCATCAGTTATTGAAGCAATCTTTATACCTTTAAAATATTTTGGATAATTTTTTCTATATTTTGAAATCCCTTTGTATGAGTCTGATACACCTGGAAAAGCTTTTCGAAAAAGTTCTTCAGCTCTTTCCATTGTCATGGGTTGGGGTTCTTCTTTTAGAAGTCTTCTTAGTTCTTCTAGCTTAAGTCTAGTTCCTTCTTGCACTACACCTCCAGGATTTTAGCTAGGCCACCACTTCTAAAACCAGTGCCGATGTCTATACCTAGCTTCATTTGTATTTCTTTGATTGTATCTGGAAACTGTTCAGGATTTTTTAATGCTTGGTTTAATACTTTAAAGTATTCTGTTTTTTCTTTACCTACTAAAGTTGGGTCCGTAGAAATTTCTTTGAACATATTTGTAATGTCTTCTCCTTCGATACCGTACTTACGCATATCTGCATATCCTCTACTTACGCCTTTTTCTAAATTTTTAGCTTTCATTGCCATACCCAAAGCTTTGCCAACAAGTCTACCACCCATAAAACCTACACGACCACCATCTGCAAAATCAAAGTCAGCTGTAGTTGGATCAAATCCTCTATCAGTTATTGTATTACCTTTTGCATCTTTAACTCTAACTAATCTCTTTGCAAATAATTCTATCTGATCTCTACCATCTAATTGTGCTACGGCTGATGAAACTTTTGGTCCAAAATATTTTTGTACTAATAACAATGGATCACCGAGTGCTCCACCGCCACCTTCTGTCATAAATTTTAAATCATCTAATTCCATAACTGACGATAGTGTTGGACCTTGTGGAAAAGCTGGATCTTCTAAATCTTTAATTGTATTTAAAAAATCTCTAGCATTACCTCTAGCTACAGGCTGAGCATTTTTTGATACACCTGCCATATCGTAAACTTTATTTACTAAATCATCGCCGATTGTTCTGTCAAAGTTTTGAACTTTCTTTAACGACTCTAATCCTGCGCCTGTTGGTGCACCTGTTTCATTTAATCTATTAAGTTGTTCTCTTAGTGTACTTTGTGTGTTTCTAAATGTCTCTTCTGCAGATGCAACTGGTGCTGCAATATCATCTGCACCACCACGTGAACCTGGAGGTGGTATATCTACTTGTGATCTTAAAGACTCTAGACCTTCTTGTGTCAGGCCCCTGGTCCCTGTTGCCATGTCCGTGATGTTTGCAACCGGTGTAGGGTCGTAAAATTCTTTCATTTTAGACATGTTAGATATTAATTGATTAGCTTGAACATCGTTTAATTTACCAGAGGTTAGATAACCCATAGCAGATTCTAATTCATCTACTGCTTTTGATTTTGGTAACACACCTAATGCTTCAGTGTTAATATCAAAGTCTACCATCATCTCTGACGATTTACCTTTACCTAAAAAGTTTACATTGGTTCGGGTACCGAGGACCTTGGAAGTATTTCCGCCTAAGCTTTTATAAATTTTTAATGCTGTATCTATTAATGTTTTACTAGCCATAATATTCTATCTTACGTTTTGGAACTGGTTCATCCTGATAATCCTCTGGGTGTCGGATCAACCCTCCTTGTCTTATTCTCATAAGTGCTTGAGTCATGGAGTCGACATAGTCATCGTAATCTCCAAATGGAAACGAAGCACATTCCTCCACGACCTCTTGAGCAAAATGTTCGTGCATCGGGGCCCAAACTTTTCCAGACTCAAAAAGCGGAGAAACTGAGTTAACTCTGACATGTTTATCATTTCCACGGCTCGGTGTAAAGTTAACAACTGGTATTCCCATCTGTCTTAATTCGTGGGTTAGAGGTATCCCTGATGCCTTGGCCTCGATTAAAACCATGTCAGGCCTCCACCATAGATACTCTTCATGAGCCGTTCTTCGTAGCTCGGGGAACTCGTACCTGTCTTTAAATGCAGATAATAGTATAACATTATCTCCACTGTCTTCTGTTTCAAAGACTCCCCAAGTAGTTATAGCACTGTAGTCAGATGTATCTTTTTTAGTAAAAGCTGTATCGTATGATTGAATCTTGTATTTAATTTCTGGTGGATCTTTGTGTTCCCAGTTTCTCCACCAATCTCTTTTAATGATAGCGCCTTCTTCAGCTGTAGGTTCTTGTTGATATTGTGCATTCCAATTAGATACAGGAATAGATGCTTTGGTTTTTTCTAGTTCTTCTAGTTTCCAATATTC